GAGGGCATCGACTACTGGCTCTCGCAGGTGCAAAGCGCGGCGAAGGGGCTGACGGGCGACGAGGCGGTAGCGGCGATCGTCAACAAGTTCGAGCGGCCGCGCGAGGACCTGGCCGCCGGCGAAATTGCGAAGGCCAAGCAGGCCTACAACCAGTTCGTCGGTGGCGTGCAGCAGGGCGCGCAGAGCGCGGTGCAGGCGGGCCAGCAGGCCGTCCAGGGTGTCCAGCAGAAGCTCAGCGACATCAGCCAGTTCGGCGACAAGCAGTTGACCGCGGCCGAGGCGTACGCGGCGTGCGGTCCAGCCGCGGCGGTCCGCTTCGCGCAGCTGTTTGGGCGCAACCCAACGCTCCGAGAGGCCACCGATTTGGCCTCGCAGGTGGGATGGAACGTTGGCCAGGGCATGGCCGGGCTCGGCTCCGAAAGCAAGTTGTTCGACGAGATGAACATCCCGCACCGTACCGTCGGTGCTGACTGGCAGGCGCTGGCGCGGGAGGCGGGCTCAGGCAACCCGGTCGTCATCAGTACGCCCGGCCACTACTTCACCGCCGACGCGTACGACCCGAATACCGGCGCGTTCCACGTCGGCCGATCAGGGCTGGATCTCAAGGGCGGCAGCGAGTGGATGACGCCCGACCAGATGGAAGCGCGCATGGGTCGCTTGCAGGGTGGCCTGGCGGCGGACAACCCGACCGTGCCCGGCGGCTCGCCATTGAGCCAGGGCACGGTCGCGGCGCCAAGCCCCGTCGATCAGGGCTTGCAGATCGTGCGCGATGCGGCCGGCAAAGCCAGGGACACGGGGTTGCAGGTCCTGGACCAGGCGGTGAGCACCGCGGGTGACCTGGCCACCGGCGGCATCACCAGGCGCTTCAACGAGAACCTGCAGGGGCTGGGCAGCGATGTCGCCGACACCCTGACCGCAGGCGGCACCCAGACGCCGCTGGTGACCGCGGGTAACTGGCTCGAGGGTGCAGCGGATGCGGCCGACAGGATCGCGCCAGGGGGCGGTGGCCTGGTGCCGAGCAACCTGATGCGCGCCGGCGCCAACTTTCTCAAGACGCCCGGCGTGCTCGACTCGATGCAGACGCTGCAGAGCCTGACCGAGAAGTACGGCACGCCCGACAGCAGCCAGTACAACCCCGAAGACCAGCGCGCTGCGAATCAGGCGATGGTTGCTATCGGCGGCGTGGTGAGCGGCGGCGGCGGCGCGGAGCCCGCGCCTGGTGGGACGGCGCGCATGTACCACGGCACTGGCGCGGACTTTCCCCGAGTCTCGCCGGAGGCGGTCAGCGGCGAGGAGAACCTCTTTGGGCCGGGCTACTACCTCACCAGCGATCCGCGCGTCGCCGGTGGCGTGGTGGCTAAGGGTGGCGAGCAGGTCGGTCCGTCCTGGCTGGGCAGCAGCGTCAAGCGTCCGGGTGGAGAGGTGGTCAGTCCCGGCTATGCGCAGCAGCGCGGGCCCACGGACGTGATCGGCCTGGACGACGTCGACAACATCGCCCAAGCACTCGAGCAGGTGCCCAGCATCACACCGGACCTTGCGCGTCAACTCGCGCAGGGTCAGCGCGGGGCATCGATGCTGCAGGGCGAAGAGAAGCTCGGTCAGATGCTCGACGCGTTGCAGGTACCGAAGGCGCAGCAGCGCCAGATCCTGAACACCGCATTCCCTGCGCCCGCCGCGGGGCCGAACGTGCGGCCAGTGGATGTGCCGCAGGACCTGAACCTGCTGGACATGGACCAGCCACTGCAGCCGGACCAGGCGCAGAGCATCGCGAAGCAACTCGGCTACCCAACTAACGATCCGGAGGTCCAATCCTGGACCCAGCCGGGGGTGGACGGTGCCTCGGTCTACGACCTGGTCCGCGGCGAGGTCGGGGGGACGAAGGCCGCCGCGAACAAACTCCTGGCAGATGCGGGTCTCGACGGCATCAGCTACGGCGGTGGCAGCCGCATTCCGATGACCGACGAGGGCGGCGCGCCGATCGAGCATCAGGCGACGGTCATCTTTCCCGAGTCGCTGGACAGGGTCACCAACGCCACGGCCGGCACGCCCGGTGGCCAGATCGCGGCCCCGTTCGCGCTCGGCACCGGTGCCGCGGTCGGCCTCGGCGCGCTCGCGGCCAACAGAGACCGCCTCAACGACGCGCTCCAGGGCTGGCAGGCACCAACGACGCTCGACGATCTGGGCAGGCTCAAGGACCAGATCGGCGACCGTTTCAGCGATCTGGGCGGCGCACTGGCGGCGACGGGCGAGCGCGAGGAGGCCGAGACGCCGCAGTGGCTGAAGGACCGCTACAAGCCGCTCGACCTGACCCAGCCACTCGGGCCACAGGTGGGCTTCGATCCAGCAGGCGACGTGCGCCAGGGGCTCTCAGACATCGCTGGCGGCCTGGGCGAGCATGACATCGGCAAAGCGGCGGGCGGGGCCTACCAGACAGCCAGCGGCGTCCTGGGTGGCACCCTGGGCCCATCCGGGCCCGAGACGAAGGCTGTCGCCTCCGTGTGGAGCAATCCTGCGGTCCGCGACTTTCTTCAGGGCGAGTCCGGCGCGCTCAAGCTGCCGAGTATTAGCCGCCCCAGTCTGGCGCAGGTGCGTGCGATCGGCATGAACTCGATGCTTTCGGCGCCGACGTCGCTGTTCACCAACGCCATGGGCATCACCGAGAACCTCAAGCGCCCGGCGATCACCCTGGCTGAGGCGCCCATCCGTGCGCTGACGGGTGACTTTCAGGGCGCGAGCACCGCGGTCAAGCGTGCGGTGTCCGATGCGGTGGGGCAGGGCGCGGCGATGGGCGATGCGCTGGCTGAGGGCGCCAGCGTGTTCACCACCGGTGCCCGACGCGGTGGCGGAGCGGCGACGTCGCCGACGGGGATGGCGGGCATCCGCGACGCCTTCCCGGGCGCCACAGGCATGGTCGTCACGCCGCACCTGCGCACCCTGGGCGCCACCGACGCGATCGTGGGCCACATGGCCGACGCCGGCGCACAGAGCGCCGAGATCGCGCGGCTCAAGGTGCTCAATCCGGGGCTCAGTACCTCGCGCATTCAGAGCATCTTTCGTAGCCAGATCACCGCCGCGGGCGAGGCGGCACGCCAGGAGGCGACGTACCAGTCGGGCGCCAGCATTGGTGGCGACATGATCAGCAACCTGAAGCGCTCGCTGGACAGTTGGGGGGCGCCTGGATCGGCGCAACGCGTGGCGGGGCACGGCCTGTCCGAGGTGGTGAGCGCGTTCATCCCCTTCTCGGGCATCCCCGGACGCTTCCTGGCGCGCGGTCTCGGGCGGCTGCCGGTGGCCAATGAGGTGCAGACGGCGATCAAGGTCGGCCGCGCGCTCAGGACGGGCGACGCCGACGCGGCGTATCGCGAGGGTGCGGCCGGACTGCTTGCCGCGGGCGTGAACACGTTTATCTTCAGCCAGGCCATGGCCGGCAATATCACTGGCAACGGCCCCGACGACACCGGCGAAAAGCAGGCGCTGATGGACGCGCGCGACGCCAATGGCGACCCGACCTGGCAGCCCAACAGCATCAGGATCGCCACGCCCGCAGGTACGAAGTGGGTCAACTATTCGAGCTTCCCGCCCGTCGGCATCCAGATGGCGGGTATCGCCAACAGTGTTGAGGCGTGGAACGAGGCCAACAAGAAGGCGCGCGTGACAGGCCAGGACCTGGACTACGGCCAACTGGCGCAGGACGTGGGCAAGGCCACCGGGCAGACGGTGGCTGACGCGTGGTACTTCCAGCAGGTGGCGCGCATCGCCTCGGCGATGAAGGACGGCACCTGGCCATCGACACTGGGCGAGACACTGACCGACTACGGCATGCGCTATGTGCCCGAGGGCAGTGCGCTCAACTGGGCACGCAACATGACCGACCAGACGGTCAGAGAGACGCGCAGCAAGAACCTGCCCCAGGACCTGCTGCAGCGCGCCGAGAACCGCATCCCCGGGTTGGAGCAGAACGTGCCGCCGCGCATCGATCCGACGACCGGTCAGCCGATGCAGGCGCCCAAGGACTGGTCGTCGTTCTTTATCCGCTCGAGCGCGCGCGGCGATCCGAACTTGGCGGCGAGCATGCTCGCCGAGCACGGTATGGGGCTGGCTCAGGCGCCGGACACGATCACCCAGGGTAAGCAAACGGTGAAGCTCACGCCCGACGAGCAGCAGCGTTTCCTGGAGTTCTCGGGGCCCGACGTGCAGGCGCGCCTGAGCGCGCTGGCCCGCAACAGCGAGTACCAGGCAGCCAAGCCCGAGGAGCAGAAGAAGATGATCCAGCGTGCAATGGGCTTCGCGCGCACCACTGGCGAAAACCGCCTGTGGGCGTCGATTCCGTCGGCTGACCGTACGCAACGAGCGGATCTGCAGCGACGCCTGCAGTCGGCCAATGCACAGTCGGTCTACACGCCGCCGTCGAACTCGAGCAGTAGCAGCACCGCGCTATCGGCCACCGCGCCCGGGATGGAGATGAGCACGCCATGAATCAGGACGAATACAACGCGCTGGCCGCCAGGCACGGCGGCGAGGCGGGCAAGTCACCGATTAACCCGACGGTCAAGGACGCGACGTCGGGCGAAGACGTTGCCAATCCGAATCCGATCTACCGCTACGTGTTCAAGGACGGCACGTACGTCGAGGCGCGTGACACGCTCAAGGGTCAGAACGGCGCGGTCGACCTGGAGGTCACCAACCCCGGCACGGCGCTGAAAGCTGACGACTCCACCAAGCCCACCTCCGTCAGCGCGCCGGCCACCGAGAAGTACATCGTCACCCGCCAGCCCGACAACACGCTCGTTGCCAAGGACAACCCGAACTACAAGGGCGACGGCAAGGACCCGGCGAGCTCGGTCACCTCCTTCGGCGACCAGCTGATTGGTGTCTACGACGACGGCAAGGGCAACCTGACGACGAAGGTCCTGCTGACCAAGGACCCGACCCAGGCGTTCCAGCCGGTGACGCTGCCCGATGGCTCAATGGGCAGCTTCGATCCCAAGACGGGCACGGTCACCACCATCGCCGCGGCGGGCGCCAAGAACCCTGGCACGCCGGTCAAAGGCGGCGACGGCAAGTTCTACATCTGGGACCCGAAGGCCAATAACGGCGCGGGCGGGATGGTCGACTCGGGCATGCCGGCCAGTGCCGCTCAGGTGGTCGGCACTGGGCCCGATGACGAGGTCACCTACGCGATCGACGGCCAGGGCAACGAGATCGCGGGCACGCGCAGGCCGAACCCCAACTACAAGAAGCCAGGCCAGACGCTGGTCGGCACCGACACGAACTCGGAGTTCAGCTACGCCGTCGACAAGGACGGCAACGAGGTCGCTGGCAGCCGCCGCAAGAACCCGAACTACGTCGCGCCCAAGCCGACCGAGCTCACCGGCGACACCATCTCGGCCGTGCGCGGCCTGCTGCAGCCCGACGGCACGGTCAAGTGGGTCCCGAACGAACAGCGGCTGACGGTCAACCAGGCGATGGCCGACCTGATGGACCAGGCGGGCATGAAGGTCACCGCCGGCTCGATGAGCATGGACGACGCCAAGAACATGCTCACCGGCGCGGTCAACCTGATGAACGCGCAATCGGCCAAGACGACGGCGGAAACCGCCCAGCAGCGCCTGGGTGTCGACGCCGCGTCCAACATGGTCCAGGGCGCGACGCAGGGTGCCCAGGCGGGTGCCAGCCTGTTGAGCAGCCGCGTCAACGCCGCCACCGGCGCGCTGAACAACATCCTGGGGCTGGCGGGCCAGGGCCAGCGCAGCGGCAACATGGGCGGTGGCCTGATGTCCGCGCCGGCCGGGCTGGGTGAGAACCTGGTCCAGGGGCTGACCGGCTGGACCGCCGAGCTCGGCGGTGGCCAGGGCACCTATGACGCCGCGGCGAACCTGGTCAAAGCCGCCGATCCGACCAACCAGAGCGGTATGGCGGCACAGGGCTACGCGGCGCTGAGCCAGATGCTGCAGAAGTATCGCGACCTGACCGGCAGCGCCCACCCGGCCGAGGACGCGATACGCCAGCAGGCCGGGCTGCCGACGACGAGCCCGTACACCAGCCCTACCACCCTGCAGACCAACCTGGTGACGCCGAACCCCGCACTGGCGGCGGCGAACCAGGCCAACGCGTCCGGCTTCAACCCGCAGGCGAGCACCGCGGCGCTGAACGCCAGAGGGTTGCTGGACAATCCCCAGGGGCGGGCGATCGCCGCCGGCCAGGTACCGGTGGCCACTACGCCCATGGCCTACCCCGGTCAGTGGAACACGGCGTATCAGCAGGCCTATCCTTCGGGCGTGGGCATGCCAGCCACGGGCCCCGTGGTGGGCCAGGCGGTGCCGTTCATCGCGCCGACGACGGTGATGCCGCCAACTGCGACGGTGTCTGTCTGATGGCCAACAACATCAGCATTGGGGGCCAGACCTACGACCTGTCGACGCAGTCGGGCCGCGCCGACGCGCGCACCAACAATCCGGGGCTGATCGTCGACGCCAACAGCGTCTACGACCCGAGCAGTGGCCAGCAGTCGAATGCCACCAGCAGCGGCGGGGGAGGAGGGGGCGGCAATGCCACCGGTGGCGGCTCGGTAGCTGCGCCGTCCAGCACCGTCCAGGCCTCGAGCTCGCAGTTGTCGGCGGGTATCAACAGTCTGATCGGCGCGATCGCCTCGGGCAACAAGCAGGCGTTTGACGAGGCAGTGCGCCAGTTCAACGTCAGCAGCGGCCTCGACCGCGACAAGTTCAACGCCGCCGTCGACCAGTTCAACCAGCAGATGGCGGTGAGCGCTGCCGGCCTGACGGGTACGTACCAGGGCCAGCAGACGCAGCAGGCGGCACTCCAAGCTGCCAACATCGCCGCTCAGGTGGCCGGGCTGACGGGCTACTACACGCCGCCCACGACGGCCGGGGGCGGCGGTGGTGGCGCTGCGGCGGCGACCGCGCCGGGCGGCTTCACCCAGCAGCAGTACCAGGACGCGCGCGTCAAGCAGTTGACGGACATGGGCTGGACACCCCAGAACGCGGGCGCCACCGCCGCGTCGGAGTGGGCGCAGGGCATCGCCCAGGCTGGCAGCGAGGCGGGCGGGGTGCCGCCCGAGATCGCCGCGATCATCGCCGCTGCACCGCCCGCCGCGGCCACGCCCGCGGGCGTACCGGCCGGCTCGCTGATGACGCAGTCGATGCAGAACCAGATCTATAACCAGCAACTGGGCGCGATCAACGCCGCCGCGGCGCTGCAGGCGAATCCCTTCCGCCAGCAGCAGGTCATCGGCCAGCTCGGGCGCGTGCTGAGCGGTCAGGGCGTGGCCGGCTTCAGCGCGCCCACCACGGTGGCCGGCGTCGGCACCGCGGGCGGCACGGGCCAGGACACGGGCATGGCGTATATGCAGCAGATGATCGACGACATCCGCGGCGGCACCAACAGCGCCAACTCGCAGAATGTCTCGAGCGTGCTCGACGCCATTCCGACGCCGAACAAGATCAACAGCCAGGATTTCCTGCGCTCGGCGCCCTCGACGCAGAACATGATCCTGCAGGGCATGCAGGAAAAGTACGGCCTGGACCCCAACGACTCGATGGCGCAGATCAAGAACACGCTGCCGTCGTTTACCGCGCCGACCACCTTTGGGACGATCAAGGGGTAGTGATGCCACTGCTCAGCGGGAAGAAGGCCAGGACCAAGGCCGGGATCTCGTCCAACATCAAGACCGAGATGAAGGCGGGCAAGCCGCAGAGACAGGCGGTGGCGATCGCCATGAACAAAGCAGGTAAGAGCAAGAAGTGAGCATCGACGTCACGCGATCGATCCACCCGGATCTGCTCGACGAATACCTCGAGCAAACACAGCTCGCCGCTGGCGCCACTGCCGAGCCAACCTCGCCTCGGCGGCGACGGGGGCGTGGTGCATCGGCTCAGGCTGACGTCTCCCCTCCCGGAGACGCCCAGTCCGCTGAGCCCCCCGACGCACCACCCGACGGCTCGGCGGGTGCGGATTCCACCGAGCCGCCGTCTCCCCCAGCCTGGCTGTCCGAGCTCGAAGGCAAGACCACGCCGACCGAGGTGCTGGGTGTCATACGCAATCACCTCAGCCGCGAGGAGCTCGCCGCCGATCCCTTCTTCCAGGGGTGGCTGGGTGATCTAAGCAACCAGCGTGCCCGCAAGCTGATCGAGGACCAGCAGCGCCAGACTGAGGACCAGCAGCGCCTGAAGGCGTACGAGCAGGGCGACCTGTACCAGCTGGGGCAGTTGGACGCGGCCAGGATTCAGCAGGCGCGCCAGGCTCAGGACGAGCAGGCGCGCCAGGCCAACGATCCATATATGGCCCAGGTGCGCAACTTCCAGGCGAGTCTGCCGGAAGACGTGCAGCGCGAGGTGCAGACAAAGCAATACGATTCGTTCGGCGCGTATCTGACCGCCGTCCAGGACGCCGCGATTCGCCACGGCGTGAGCGAGGAGGTCAGGAAGCGCTCGGGAGCCCTGTCCAAAGCGGAGCTCTCTCAGACCGTCGGAAGCGAGCAGTCTCCAGAGCTGGACGGAGGGCCTGCGCAGGCGTACCGCGAGATCACGGACGCCCAGGTCTCCGCCATGACGCTCGAGGAGTACGACCGCCACTTCGACGAAAAGGGCCGGCCCAGACCCGGCGTTCGCGTGCGCCTGGAGCGCGGCATCGACGTGCGCAGGCGGTGATCTCCTCACCCCACTGGGGTGAGCCGCTTGAAAGGACAACCCCATGGCTGTTGGGGCGACAGAGTTCGTAGACAAGACGATTTCCGACGGCGTGTTCTCGCCCGACATCTGGTCGAAGCAGGTGCTGCGCGCCACCGAGGCGAACCTGGTGTTCGCCAAAGAGGTGAACCGCGAGTTCGAAGACGACGCCAGCGTGGGCAAGGCGGTCAAGGTTGCCAGCATCGGCAACGTCGCCGCGCGGGCCAAGGCCGAGAACACCGCGATCACGTATGAGACGGTGGCCGAGACGGCGACGACGATCACCCTCAACATCTGGGACTACGCCGCGGTCGGCATCGAGGACATCGTCAAGGTCCAGTCGATCGTCGACGTGCAGAACGAGTACCAGATGAAGATGGGTTACGCCATCGCCAAGGACATCGACTCCAAGCTGGCGGCGGACGTGGCGGGCTTTACCCAGACCGTGGGTACGCTCGGCACGGCACTGGCCGATGTCGACGTGGTGCGCGGCAACCAGTACCTGGACGACGCCGACGCGCCCGAGAACGACCGCTTTCTGATCATGTCGCCGGCCGAGAAGGCCAACAAGATCACCCTCGACCGCTGGTCGAACGCCCTGTACATCGGCAACCCGAAGCCGGCCGTTTCTGGCTCTATCGGCGACATGTACGGCCTGAACATCAGCGTCACCACCAACCTGGTCAAGCCCGCTGGCGGCCAGGCGAATAACTTCATCTTCCAGCGTGAGGCGATCGCGCTGATCGTGCAGCGCTCGCCCAAGATGCACCTCTTCTACGACATCGACTTCTTCACCTGGAAGCTGGCCAGCGAGGTGATCTTCGGCCACCAGATGATGCGTCCGACGTTCGGCGTGTGGGCCAAGGGCATTGGCTGAGTCACTGTCCCTGCTCGAGCGGCTCGAGGCGCGTGCCGCTCCGGCTGGGCCGGCGATTCCCCACCACGCGCTGAACTACAACTACCCGCTGGCCTGGTATCGCCGTCCCGACGGCGACATCGTTCAGTTGCAGAGCGACCCCAATAACAGGGCGATGTACGAGGACCTGGGCTTCGTCATCCTGCGCCCACCCGAGGCGGTCGAGTGGGAGCACGAGGTGCGGCCCGAGGTGATCCGGGACCAGAAGCGCAAGGCGCAACTGATCACCGGCATCCGCTCGCTGATCGCGCGCCACCCGCAGATGGCGCTGCTCGACGACGACAACTTCGGCCTGCGCGACCTGGACATCGACGAGCTCGAGACAGAGTTCAACCAGCTCTGCGAGCAGGCCGGCTACAAGCCGCGGCTGCCGCGCATCCCGGCCGAGAAGGCGCCCACGAAGGAGGCCGCGCTGGCGGGCGTCGAGACGTCGGCGGGCCACAGCCAGGAGGAGCTCTCGAGCAAGCTGCAGCGCGGCGAGGGCTACGATCCGATCGATCAAGCCAGGAGGCGACGATGAGCGAGTTTCTCGACGCGGCACAGGCGACCCCGTATGTCGCACCGCGGGCCACCCCACCCGGCGACCTGTACTTCACCTACGCCAAGCCCGACGGCGACACGTTCACCGGTCCCGCGGCCAACGTCGAAAACTACCTGGGGCTCGGGTACACCGTGACGGGTGAGATCACGTTGAGCGATTCGGACTCTTTTCGAGACGCAGTTAGTCCGGGCACGGACCAGCCACCAGCAGACGGTGTCAGCGCCGAAGACCCCGCCCGACCGCCCGACACTCCGCCGGCGGCGTAAGAAGTGCCCATCACCCCGACGCCCCAGGCACTCGGACGTGCCGGTGGCCTGTGGACGCATACGCCTGTGGACTGGCGCGGGAACGAGACGGGCTCGGCTCAGCCCAGCAACTGGCCGACAGATGCCAGCCTGGGGCAGCCTGGTCTGGGCACGCGCCCGCTCGAGTTCATGCCACCGCCAGGACTCACGGTGCTGGTTTCGACGCCTGGTGTGGGTACGGCCACGATTACCTGGAACACCAGCGTGTTGAGCGACTCGTCGATCGACATCGGGCCCACCACCGCGTACGGGACCCATGTCTACGACCCGACCATGACGCTGAACCACAGCGTGGTCGTCACCGGCCTGACCGCCGGGCTCAAGCACTACCGCGCGAGCTCGAGCGGGAGCGGCTACTCGGTCATCAGCGCCGACTCGACCGTCACACCCACATGACCAGCCACCGTCCTGGGTGCGTCTTCGGCCCAGGCTTCTACCGCGTCGTGCTCAGTGACGGTGGCCGTCGTTTCTGTCAGAGTGAGCAGCAGGTCGAGGCGGTGCGCCGCCTGCTGCCGTCAGGCGCCATGCTGAAGGTCCAGCGCGACGCCTGCCTCGACCCGCTTGAGCCAGACGACAGCGGCCGCGGCGTCGTCGACGGCGTGGTGTTCCTGGCCATGCCACGCGAAGAGGCGATGACTGTGCTCGGTATCGATGACGAGGCCGACTACGCGCGGGCGTACCGCGCGGTCGAGGACGCTGTGATTGCCGCGGATCGAGCCGAGGCCGCCAGCGGGGGCACTATCCGCGCGCCCAGCGTCGTGGTCAAAAAGCGCGGCACGCGGGTGCTCGAGTAATGCAGACCGACACGCGCGTCACCTCGTTGGCACACGTCACGGCCGGCACCTGGACCCATACCGGGCGCCTGGTGGTCCAGTTCATGGGCGACGACGGCGTGCTGATGAAGGTGACGCTGCCCGACGACCTGGTCGCACTCCAGGCGCGCATGGTGGCGCTCGAAGCAAGGCAACCGCCAGAGGCATGACAGAGACACCGACGCTCAACCCACTACAGCCGACGCAGGCGCCACCCTTGCAACCTGTAGGAGGTATCCCCGCGCCGCCCCTGGTCCCGCCTGGGGCGACGCCACCCCTCGTCCCACCGCTGGTGCCGGACTATCCGCCGGCGTGGACCGGGCCTCCGGGACCTCCAGGGCCACAGGGTCCCGAGGGTCCGACTGGACCAGAGGGCCCGCCAGGCGACACCGGACCGCAGGGACCCCAGGGCAACGAAGGTCCGACCGGGCCACAGGGGCCACCGGGTGGTGCGCCCAGTTGGCGCGGTGAGTGGTCGGCCAGCGTCGACTACGTCAACAACGACGCGGTGTCGATGAGCGGCTCGAGCTACTACGCCGCGGGCGATCCCGCGCTGGGTGCCCAGCCACCAGCCACGCCGTGGCAGCAGATTGCCGCCAAAGGGGACACTGGACCGCAGGGGCCCACCGGTGCCACAGGGGCCACGGGACCGCAGGGACCTGCTGGTGCGACGGGTGCCACCGGTCCACAGGGTCCAGCGGGGCCCACGGGCGCCACCGGGGCAGGCGTGGCCGTCGGCGGCACCACCGGCCAGATTCTGACCAAGATGAGCGCCACGGATTTCGCCACCAATTGGGCCGACCCGGCGGTCACCCTGGCGATGTTCAACGCCTTACAGGCGCGGGTGGCCACGCTCGAGTCGCAGATCGCGGCGATGCCAAACTCGATCGAAGACCTGACGTACGCGGGGTAACCATGCCGTCTCTCGCAGCGTATCGATCCACCTTCAGCGTTGAGGCTGGGCCGTACATCGGACCCGAGAGCTATGAGGTGCGCGCCACAGGCGGCTCGGACCTGAGCCACCTGTACTGCGACGCGTACCCGATCAAGTCGGGCATTCCGCAGCAGGACCAGTTGATCGACCGGCCGCTGTATCGCCCGAACGCGGTGCAGGCGACCGACCGCCACCGCTATGTGCAGGCGTACGATCCGTCGCAGGGCCTGATTACGCCCGACCTGGTGTGGGCCATCGCGCCGCTGGCCGACCCTGGTCTGGGCACGCTGTACCAGGATCTGGAGGCGTTCACCTACGCCGGACTCGAAGAGCTCATCTACGACGACATGGAGAACACCGGCCTCGCCGGCTTCGGCGAGCGGTTCGAGGTGCTGGGCCCGTTCGACGTGCCAACGACGCACCGCCTGATCAACGACGGGCTGAAGCAGTGCTGGCTGGTCGTCGAAGTGGCGTGCCTGCCGACGTACCTCAAGAGCCGCCACAACCTGAGCGTGGTGTGTCCCTGGCTGCAGGATCCCAGCGACGTGCTGCAGGTCGGGCTGATCAAGGACTATCAGGACCGCGACCTGACCGACCCATTCGAGAACGTCGTACGCGGCATGGTCGAGCGCGACGGCGGCGATTTCTATCTGAACACCGGCACCACCAGCTTTGTGGACGGGGATGTGTTGTGGCTGCGCGTGCTGAAGCGGGCGTACGACCACTGCCGGGCCGCGGGCGGCGTCTTCGGCGAACAGCAGGGCCTGGTGCTTGAGACGGACGAGGCGCCGTGCGAGCGCGACTGGGTCGCCTCCTCAGCCCTGGTGATCGCCTGGCGGCGCTTCGCCCACCTGCTCGAGCCCCAGGCCAACCAGCGCCTGATCCGCGACCAGGCGGCCGCCGCGGCGTGGTTCACCGACCGCTGCCGTGAGCACTTCACCGCGCCGCTGCCGCAGCGCACGCTGCGCCGGCGGCGCACCTTCGGGCCACCGCGCCAGCTCGCAGGACAATACCTGGGATGACGATGCAAGCACACGACGAGCGCCTGGGGCGCATCTGCTACGAGGCGTACTGTGAGCAGGCGGGCGGCCGCAGCCTGGTGACCGGCGACGATCTGGTGCCGTGGGAAGGCCTCGGCGACGCGCTCAAGACGGCATGGATCGCCGCGGCGGGCACAGTGGCCGTGGACGTGAAGGCGCGGCCTGAATGAGCCTGTACGCCAAGCGCGAGCCCTGGCCGTTCAACTTGAAGATCTCGGGTGGCGGCTTCCTGCTCGGCTCGCCCGGTCCTGGCAAGCCGGCGCTGCTGAGCTCGAAAGCTGAGGACATCAGCAAGGTCGACCCGCCCGACTTCAGCTACGCCAACCTCAGCCCGATCGCCGATCGCGAGGAGCCGTACGAGAGCCTGAGCATGGGCCTCGGCCTGCGCCAGCAGCACAAGTGGCAGGACTACCGCTACGCCGAGGCGATGGGCCTGGACCTGAGCGTGTGGCCGTGGTGCAAGGGTCCGGAGAGCCTGGCTGCCAGCGGCGCGGGCAATGGCGAGGTGACCGACTTCTTCGAGCTCGGCGGCAGCCTGTTCGCCGCGGCGGGCACCCAGATCCTCAAGTACACGCCCGGCACCAACACCTGGGCGGCGACACACACTTTCGCCAACCCGATCGTGTGCGCCACCGTCTTCGCGTCCAACTTCGACGGCATCCCGCGCGTGTGGGTCGGCTTCGGACCGGCGGGGGTGGCGCAGTACTCGAGCGACGGCACGGCGTTCACCGCCATGGCGACGTTCCAGGCGCTGGCGTTCATCCGCATCGCGCGCGAGTGGTGGTGGGCCGACCAGGTCAACAACCTGCGCAAGTGCGACACCAACGCCGACCCGACGAGCGAGGCAAACTACACCTCGCTGATCTTCCGGGTGGGCGACGCGAGCTCGCCGATCACCTCGCTGCTGGCCACCGCGGGCGGCGTGCTGATCATCTGCAAGACCGACGGCATGTACACCCTCGACGCCGTCGGCGACGATCACCCGCTGTTCCCCTTCCTGCAATACGCGCCCAACGCGCGCAACGGCAAATGCCGCGGCCAGTTCCTGAATGACCTGTACGTCGGTTACGGGACGAACCTGTCCCGCGTCGGCAGCGACCTGGGGCTCGAGGAGATCGGGCCCGAGACGCTGCCCGACTACGACGGGCCGGTGCGTGGCCAGATCACCAGCTTCGCCGGCGTCGGCGCGCTGTTCGGCTACGCCGGCATCTACAACCCAGATACCAGCACCAGCTACCTGTTGAAGTTCGGCACCTTCATCATCCAGGGCACCTTCAGCACCTACCAGACGCTGGCGAACGTGCTGCCCGCCCCGCAGCGTGTTGACGCCTGGAATGGGAGTCTGAACCGCGGCTGGTCGGGCAAGTACCCGACGCGCATGTGGACCACGGCGATTGGTGCGCCCGGTGGCCACACCTTCACCCTGATCGGCTTCTCCGATGGCAGCTTCGAGCGGTTAGTGAACCCGTGCACGTTCAACCCACTGGCGTGCTCGGTGTATCGCTTCCTGGTCGGCGACGACTGGGTGCGCATGCCCGACTGGACGGGCACGTACGCGGCCTCGCGGAAGACGCTGCGCAGTTTCGGCGTGACCGGGCCCAAGCTGGACGCCACCAACTACGCCACGCTCGAGTACAAGACCGCGCCGGACCAGGCATCCTGGACCGACTTCGGCTACACGTTCCAGCACGGCGTGTTCGATCGCCAGTCGTTCCCGGTGGGCACCGTGGCCATCGTGGCCCAGTTCCGCGTGCACCTGCACAACACGGTCAACACGAGCTCGCCCGAAGTGTCCTCGGCATCGATCGGCCACGCGCTCCGCCCGTCGCGGATCATGACCTTCGAGGGCGACATTCTGTGTGCCGACGGGCTGGTGCGGCGCGACGGGGTGCCGATCAGGATGGGGCGCACCATGATCCGCCAACTGGTCGAGGCGGCCGTGGACGATCCGGGCGCGGTCGAGGTGGTGATGCCCGACGAGATCAAGACCGAGCTCAGCTTTGTCGACTACCAGGTGTCGCAGGCGTTCGATGAGGTCGGGCGCCAGTGGCGCGGCAGCCTGCACATCAAGGCGGTGCAGTGGACCGCCGTCGAGCCACCCCCGAGTTAGGAGCAGCCATGGCCAGAACCATCGCCACCAACTTCAGCGGGACGCTGCAGTTCCCGTACGCCACCGCTGGCACCGATGCCTTCAAGAAGGAGGACGTCCAGACCCTGGCGCTGGCGGTCGACCAGCACAACCACGCGAGCGGCAAGGGCCTGGTGCTCGACGCCACGTCCATTCCCGACGGATCGATCACCTCGGCAAAGATCGCCAACGGCACGATCACTGGCGCCGACATCGCGAACAACACGATCGTCGGGGGCAACGTCGCTGCACAGACGATCGTCGGCGGCAACATCGCGCCCAATACGCTCACCGGCGACCACATCCTGGACGGCACGCTGCTGACCGCGGACCTGGCGGCACACGCGGTCAGTCAGGGGCGCCTGGCTCTGGGCGGCTCGGTCAACCCGACGACCACCTCGACCACGCTGGTCGATCTGCCAGAGATGATCCTGACTTTCAGCGCGCCGGTGGCCGAGGACATCCTGGTGCTCTTTACGGGCACGTTCTATTGCACGGTCCAGGGCGCGCTGGGCTCGTACGCATTGAACGTGGACGGCTCCGACGCGATCGCCATGAACGTCGGCGCGCCCCTGGCGGGCGTGGGTGGCATCTACACCGCCACGCTGATGTACCTGTTCGCGGCGATCGCCGCCGGCAGCCACACGTTTAAGGTGCGCTGGGCGACCAGCGGCGGAACCGCCACCGCGAACCAGGCCGCGCGGGCGCTGTCGACGCTGGAGTTGCGACGATGACGACCACCGAGAGCATCGGCCGATCAACGAGCGGCAAGATCATCAACCTGGCGCAACTCCAGGGTGAGCTCGTCACAGCTGGCGTGGTGACCACCGGTCTCGGCATGCACGACGACTGCGTCTACACCTACGACGCCGAGGGCCAGCCGGCGGACTTCGACGCCGCGGACCAGGCGATCGTCGACCAGGTCATCGCCGACCACGTGGCCATGCGGCCGAAGACGAGCGCCGAGTACGCCGCGGAGTTTCAGAACCCGGCGACAACTGTCGAACGAAAGCAGGAGATTCGCGATATCCAGGCCGGCCTTCTACCGGTTGAACTGGTGCCAATGACCGCGGAGGACATGCCCTGATGTCCATGGTGGACCACATCATCTGGGCCGCGGCGGGCGGCGGCGAGCTTAATTCCGACGGAGCAATCTACAAACTCTGGCGTGGCTACCGCGACGAGGGCAACTATCTGGGCGTGCCGCTGGCACCCGAGACACCCGTAAGCGACACCGAGGTGCAGCAACCGTTCAGCTCAGGCGCGGTCATCGCCTGGGATCCGGTCAACGGGGCGCGCCTGGTGTGACCACCGTCACCGCGCTGTACACGCCGTCGAAGAAGTGGGCGCCGGAGCCGTGGCCGGAGCCTGTCCCGCCGGCCTTCGCCTTTGACCGCAACGAGCCGGCGGTGCGGCAGACGGCGTCCTGGACCTGCTCGTGCGCGTCGCTGGCCTGGGTCATGAACGCGCTGGGCGTCGAGGCGCCGAGCGGCGGCAAGTGGAACGAGTGGGACGGCGTGGCCGAGCTGCAGCGCATCGCCGGCTACTCCGCCGTCTCGCCCGACTACGGGCTGGCCTACGGCAACGGCCAGGACCTCGAGCGCGTGTACAACGCGTACGGCTTCGCCGTGCAGCGCCAGCCGGTGTCGTGGGCCGACCTGGCATACCTGTGCGAGCTCGGCGTTGGCCAGCTCGGCGGGGCGCGCTGGTATCACTGGTCGGGGGTGCGCGGCTACGACGGCGCGGTGTTCAACCTGGCCAACCCCGCCCCCAGCTGGCAAGGTGTCGGCGACGTGCTCGATGCCAGCGAGTGGAACGCCTGGGGCGCCTGGACCGCGGTCATCGTCATCGGATCACAGTAGGGGAGTGCGTATGCAACCTGTCGCTTTCGCGCCGGTCACCATCGGCTGGATTCTCGCCATCCTGGTCCTGCTACTGGCGATCATCTTCGCCGTCATTGGCCTACCCGACCCCAAGGTCGTGCTGATCCTGATTGCCGGTCTGGCGGTCGCCCGCCTGCTCTGATGTGGACGCCGGCCATCGTCAGCCTGATCATCCAGGCGGTGGTGGCGGTCGTCCTGGTCGTGGCGATGACGTGGATCGTGCTGTCACCGACCGCGACGGACGAGGCCGCGAAGGCGGCGCTGGTCGTGATCGGTAGCGCGATGGGCTATCTGTTTGGCAAACACTCAGCCTGAGGAGTGGCACGAGGCCCCGTCGGTCACGATCACGCGGCTGATCTGCCAGTTCATCCTGTCAGTCGGCACGCTGTTCGTCGCCCTGTGGCTGCTGCTGACGCACCCTGAATACGCCGCCGGCATCGCACTGGTGGCGGGGATCGTGCTGGGCGCATGGTTTGGGGTG